GATTTACTTAAACAAAGTAATGAAGCATTATATAGTTTAAGAAATAAACGTGCTACTGCAATTCTTCGAATAGATGTTTGGAGAACATTAGAAGCATCAAGACGTAAAGGAAATATATGATAAAAGTTAAAAATATACAATATGCAGAAGAATTATTTAAAGATTTAGTAGAATCTGGAATTTTTATGAATGATAAAAATTACGCACATTTTAATAAAATGGGTGTTACAGCATTTGCTAGATTAATAGTTACATTAAATACTAAATATCCAAAATGGAATACAAAATGACAGAAACTAAACATGAATGTACTGGATGGTCGCTAGTTATAACAATAACAAGATCAGATGGAACTTGGTTTGATAAAACTATTACTAATATGCCAGATAATGTTTCTATTACAGTTAATGAATGGTTAACTGATTACATGAAAGAAGAATATGAATAAAATACAAATTGCACAAGCTGCTCTTAATGCTCCTATGTATAGAGATTTAACTGAACGTGAAATACTTATATATCAAGCAGGTTATAAGAATGGTTTTGCTATTGGCAAATCAGATAAAAATATAACTACAACTAAAATAGAATACAAACACAATACTGCTACTCTACCAGTAAACAACGCAGAAGTATTTGCTAAAATTGTTAAAGTAGTTTGTTATTATTATCAAGTTCCTACAAAAGAAATTTATGGAAAATCTAGAGAAGGATATTTAATACCTCCTAGATCTATGATTATAAATCTGGCTAGAGAATGTACTACTTTATCATATCCAGAATTAGGTCATTATTTAAACAAGGATCATACAACTTTATTATATCATGTAAAATGTAGATTAACTTTTAAAGGTATCTTCAAACATGATAGCAATCATAATGTATTTGCTTACTTAAAAAGCGATATATTAGCTGTAAAACCTTGATATTACTGAATTTTTGAGCATCAGAGTTATCTGTTTAAGTCTTAAAATAGCTAGACATGGCCTTAATAATTAAGCTCTAGCGATGCCGAATGTGTGTATTTTTTGTTATCAGAAGTGTCTAACTTAAAGTACACACAATAGGTACACTATTGACATTGTGCGTTTTATGATTATTGTTATTTTACGTTTAAATTAACAAAAAAGTAAAGGGTAAAATGTCTAATGAAGCTTTAGGAATATTTCACAATACAATTATTCCACAATTTGTAGCACGAAGAAAAGCATTATTTATTTCTCAATTAGAAATGGATGAAATTGTAGGAGTTGCCAAAGGTTTAGTTTCTAAATGGGAATGTGGAATAAGAAAACCAAGTGGTTATTTATTCTGCGTATGGGCTGATGCTCTTGGAATGGAAATTAACTTAACAGAAAAGGTAAGAAATGACAATTAATCCAGACTTAAATCAAGCTGATGTAACTGATGATCCAATTGTAAATGAAGTTATTAAATTAACTCTTGATAGACATATGCAAGGTATGCATAAATTTGGTAAAACTATGGCTTCTAATGATAGACCATTAGACCAATGGATAGCTGAAACAGTTGAAGAACTATTAGATGCTGTTCACTATTTAGTTAAAGCTAAAACTCAGATAGATCAATTTAAAATAAAACAAAAAGAACTAGAAGCTAAAGTTGCAGCTTTTATTACACCACCATTTGAGAAAGAGAATGATGTTGAACTACAAAAAGAAGACTAATATAGATTATTCTGCTCCACATAATAGGCAGATGTATTTTCGTATGAGGTTATTAAGATTCTATAAAAAAATAGAATCCGATGATGATATATATGTACGCACAGCTAAAATGATTTTAAGTGGTACATTACCATATCGTCATATGAATCAAATAGAAAAACTGAGGAGAGAACATGAAACTAGACAAAAAGAAAAGTATAGTAAGATTGAGAAGAAAGGTGCGACATCTATCGAATATCAAATTAGAAAAGTTGTTAATAGTTTTAGCAGCAAGATATAATAATAAATCTTTAGACGAAGATGTTAAACATTACTTTAAAGTAGGAGGAAGTATATGAATGTTTTTAAAGTTCAGTTTGTAGAAGAAACTACAAATGAAGTTACTGTTTTTTGTCAAACTAAAAAACAAGCTAAAGAAATAATTAATTCTGGTAATTTTGATGCTGATGAAGTTATAGATCGAGATCATTTTCACATTACAGATTGTTATTATGTTGGGAAGGAAAAATAATGACAGAGCAACAACAAAATAAAGTTATAGCCACTTGGGATTTGTGGTCTAAAAAAATTAAACAAAATTCCAAGAATTGGGATGAGAAACAAGAGCTAATGATGGCTGTAATAGAAACAATGATAGAGAAAGGGTTACATGAAGAACAACCAAATAATAAACGGAAAAGAATTTGATCGTAACACAGGATTAGGTGGATCAGATGCAACAAGAATATACGAAGGCGATTGGCATCAATTGTGGTCTGAAAAAACTGGCAAAAGTCAATACCCAGATTTGTCAGATGTGTTACCAGTACAAATGGGAATACATACAGAACCATTTAATATACAATGGTTTGAAAAACAATCTGAGATGAAAGTCAGAGGAAACAATGAACACTTTGTTCACAAAGATTATGAACATTTATACTCTCACCCAGATGGTATAATTGATAGGGTTAACGCATTGTTAGAGTGTAAACATACTAATGCTTTTAGTAATGCAAAGAAAGTAGCAGATAAATACAAAGCACAATTACAACACAATATGATGGTATGTAATTACAATAAGCTATATATATCAGCGTTTTTTGGCAATTTAAAGTATGAAGTTATTGAAGTTGACGAAGACAAAGAATTTCAAGAACAATTACTAAGTGCTGAATTAGTATTCTGGCATTATGTTCAAGCCGATAAAGAACCACCAGAATATATTGACTTTAGTAACTTTAATAAAAAGGAATGGCATGAAGGAAGAACGATTATACCCATACTCTCCAGGTCATAGAGAAGTAGAAACTTCTATAGAAGCTGCTGAAGCTATTAAAGAAGGTGTTGAAACTATTAGGAATAAAGTTTTTAATGTTATTCTTAATAAAGGAAATTTTGGTGCTACTGCAGATGAAGTTGCTGAGTTGTTAAACTTTAGTCCATTTACAGTTAGACCAAGAGTGACAGAGTTATTCAAGCTTGATAAAATTGAACGTAAAGATAAACGTAAAAATCTTAGTCAGAAATCTGCATATGTTTATGTAGTTAGTAAGGCTTATGTTAATAATCAATATACAACAAAAGGAATATGATGAGAATAGGTAAAGATGAAAACTATACAATATGGGATCAAGCTAAAAGTACAGATCCTAAGTGGACAAAACCATTTCCAAAATTTGGAAAAACATTAACTACTATAGATCCAATGTCGCAAATTATGTGCATGACAGGATTGTTTGGCCCAGTTGGTAAAGGTTGGAGATTTGTAAATGCTTTTACATACACAGATCAAAATGTGTTTGCAGAAGTTAAAGTACAATGGAAAGACAATGATACTTGGTATTCATATGGCCCAATAGCTAGTGTGTGTGCTTTATACAAAAAAGCAGGTACGTTAGATGATGAAGCTCCTAAGAAAGCAGCGACAGATGCATTGACTAAAGCATTTAGTTATTTAGGTCTTAATGCTGATGTGTTTCTTGGTATGTTTGATAGTAATAAATATGTTTCAGAAATGAAATCAAAATTCAGTTCAAATGGATCTGCTGATAATGTAAAAGTAATAGATCCTAAAAATCTAAGAGAGGTAAAAAATGATCAATAAAGTAATTTTAGTAGGAAGACTAGGTGCTGAACCAGAGTTAAAGCAAACTAAAAAAGGTGATACCTTTGCAAATATGTCTATTGCAACTAATAAAAAAATTAAAGACGAAGAAAAAACAACTTGGCATAAAGTTGTAGTCTTTGATCCTAGATTAGCAGAGATGGTTGGCAAGTATGTTAAGTCTGGTACTCAAATTTATCTTGAAGGTGAAATTGAAACTAGAACTTATGAAGATTCTGGTGGACAAAAAAGATATGTAACAGAAATAATTGTTCCAAGATTTAGTGGAGTAATTAGAATGTTAAGTTCAAAGAAAGATAATGAACCTGCTGCATCAGCCCCTGCACCTAAAGCAGATGTTTGGGATGATGACAAACCACAGTTTTAAATATTAAAGAATTTAGAAGGTTTCCATAATGTGTCGTCCCCTTCTAGATGCTAGTAGTTCATTACTAGCTCCTGTTAGAGTAAGTGACCTGTAAGGGTGCGAGTAGTTTTGATCTTGTGTAAATCGGCGATTTGTCGTTTCAAGGGAGTTATTGGCGACAGGTTGCTTACTTTTTTACTATATAAA